CAGATTCTTCTATTATATCTGATAAAGCATGTAGTTTAGGATTTTTAAATTCTTTTAAATCACCGTCATTAGTTTTAACAAAACCATTACATACTTGGTGAAGTCTAATTATTTCAGTTAACTTATTGTTATACGAAACCGTTTCATCTTCTATAATCGCAATAGCAGCTATTCTTAACTGTTCATAAAATTTCTTTTGGTCATCATTCATTTCAATATATCGTTTAGCATATTGTTTAGGAGGAAGATCAAGACATTCATCTTTAGTTACTCTGTAAGAAAATTTAGATAGTTTTTCTTCTAGTTCTTTTATGTGAACATATTTAACAGGTATTTCTGTATACTTACCATTGCCTAAATCAAGCCTATGAGTAATACAATATCTATTTCTAAATGTGTAATAAGAAGAAAACCCTAAATGTTTTTGATCTAAAAAATTACATTGTGTATAAAGATCTAATGGAGATTTAGTAACAGGAGAACCCGTTAATATTCTTCTGTATTTAGAATAGTCTGCTAATTTAAGAACGTTTTTAGTTCTAATTGCTTTATGGTTTTTTATAGTAGTTGATTCATCTACAATAGATAAATTGTTTTTGTGATTATATAAAAATTCTGTAGCACCTTTAAGACCTCTTGAGGTAGATAAAGCTTCAATATTCATACAAAAGATTTTTAATTTCCCATGAGGATCATATGATTTTGCTAATTCTTTTGGTTTAGTAATGTTCCAAGAATATATTTCATAATCTATGTCGGGAGACATATGTTTTTTAATCTCATCAAACGCCCATACAGTGTAAACTGATTTAGGTGCTAGTATTAAAACTCCAGTAATGTTTCTGTTAATTCTTAAAAGTCCTATATTATCAATTGCGACTTTAGTTTTTCCTGTACCCATTTCCATGAAAAACGCATAAGTGTCTTTATCCCAGGATTTTTCAAGACATGTTTTTTGGTGTTCGTATGGTTGTGTTTTAAAGTTAAACAAGTTCAACATAATGCTTGACTTATAATCTGTAATGTTTATATAGTCAACATAATAAAAGGAGGTCATATTTATGAACCTAGAACAACTAACAACGATAAATATAAAAACTGACGAAGTCAAAGAAATATCTGAAGCTTGTAATAAGCTTACTTCCCAGAATCAAAAAGTTGAAACTATTCAGAAGTCTCTTAAAGAGGCTGAAGAAGAGTCTAGACGTTTATCGGAAGAGGTGATACCAACACTTATGCAACAAGCAGGAGTGTCTTCTATTAAATTAGATAACGGTACATCTGTTGAAGTTTCACCTTACTACTATGCGAAAATCTCTGAGGATAAAAGGGCGGAAGCCTTCCAATGGTTGCGTGAGAACGACCATGGAGATCTGATAAAAAATAATGTATCAGTATCGTTTGGTAAGGGGGAAGATTCTAACGCAGTTAATTTAAAATCTGAGTTAGAAGCTAAAGGTCTTGTCGTAGACCAAAAACAAGACGTTCATTGGCAAACTCTTCGAGGATTTGTAAAAGAGCAAATTGAAAAGAATAAAACACTTCCATCGGAAACGTTTGGATTGTATATTGCCAACCGAACTAAAATAAAAACTAACAAATAACAACTAAAAGGTAAAAAATGAAGATACAAGAAAAAACAGAAGTAGCTGTTAAATCTACTGCTGATGTACCAATGGCTGTAGACATGGAACAGTTTGCTGGTGCAGGAGCGGAAAACATCTCGTCAAAAGATGTGTCACTTCCGTTCTTAAAAATACTTACTAATAATTCACCTTATGTAACACAAGGTGATTCTAAATTTATTAGTGAGGCAAGACCTGGACAAGTAATCAACTCAGTTCTAAACAAACTCTATAATGGGTCTGAAGGATTTGACGTTGTACCTTGTTTCTTTAAATTCGAATATGTGGAATGGGCAGACAGAGGTACACAGAATTCTGTTGCACCTGTTAACTCATATCCTGCTGATTCGGATATAATGACTAAGACAACAAGAGGTGATGATCGTAAAGATAGACTTGCTAATGGCAATTATATTGAACCGACTCATTACCACTATGTTATGTTAGTAGGAGACAATGATCAACCTGCTGAAACTGCAGTTATTGTCATGAAAGCCACGCAAGCAAAGAAATCCAAGAAGTGGAATTCTATGATGCTATCCCAAAGAAGAAAGGGTAAAAATGGTATGTTTCAACCACCTACATGGTCTCAAATATATAAATTGAGAACTGTGTTAGAAAAGAACAGTTTAGGTTCTTGGTTTGGTTGGGAAGTAGATCATGTCAAAGATATACCTAATCAAGTTTTAATGGATGGTGCTATGGACTTCTATGAATCTTGTAAAAAAGGTAATGCCAAGGTCAATCTGTCCGAGGATCAGCAAGAACAAACAGGTACGAAAGCTCCTTTTTAATGAGTTCACTAAATTTTTTTAGTAAACTTTTTGGAGGATTAACATCTGCCTACGGAACCTATGAGCTCAACGGAGCTCATAGGGAAGATGGTAAAGCTGAAGGTCGTGCCTTAACTAAAAAAGGTGACGTAACCATAGAATTATTTAGACAACATTTAAATGGACAATTAAGTTTAGGTATTGTTCCTATTATGAAAGACAACCAATGTAAGTGGGGTTGTATAGATGTAGATGAGTATGACGGATTTAATCCACTTATTGCAATTAAAAAAATTAGAGATTTAAAATTACCTTTGTTTCCTTACAGATCTAAGTCTGGTGGATTACATATATTTTTACACATTGATGGAGTAATTCCTGCAACTGATATGATTGATAAGTTAACTCAACTTGCAAGTCGTTTAGGTTTAGCTGATTGTGAAATATTTCCAAAACAAAGAACTATAAATGTTGAATTAGGTACAATTGGTAACTGGTTAAACTTGCCCTATCAAAATGCTAAATTTACAACAAGACATGCAATAGATGATAAAGGCCAATCAATTGCTATAGAAGATTTAGAAAAAGCAGTTACACCTTATTTAGTTAAACCAGAAGATTTTTATAAAATTAAAATAGAAGAACTTCATGATGAAGATGAATTATTTAATGACTATCCACCATGTGTACAAAGTTTTATTAAAAATACAGTAGAGCCTGGAGAAGGAAGAAACGATGCTTTATTTAATGTAGGAGTTCTTATGTTAAAAAAACATGGTAAAGATGGTGCATGGGAAGATGGGTTAGGTGAAGTTAATAAGAATTGGAAAGAAAATGCAATACCTGCTAAAGAATTAAAAGCAACTGTAATTAAAAGTTTAAGTAGTGAAAAGACATATAACTATAGATGTAATACTCCTATTGCTAAAAAGTTTTGTGATCAAGCTGCATGTGTAAAAAGAAAATTAGGTATAGGTAAACATAATTATAGTTTCTCAATAGATAGTTTTCAAAAGATAAGCACCAAACCACCTAAATATATTTTAACAATAGACAAGAAACCTATTAGATTAACAGGGCAACAACTATGTCAGCAACAGTTATTAAAAACAGAATTGTTTGATGCGGATATTGTATGGAAAACAATGGAGAAAGAAGGATTTAATATGTGGTTAACTTTCCTTAAATCTATGCAAACTGAAGTAGAAGGATATGACTTTACAGACGATGACAAAGATGAGTTTGAGTATTTGTTTAGAAACTTTATTGATGATAGCCAACTTGCAGATCATATAACACAAACACAAACTGATTATATTTTTGAAGATGAGGGACATTTATTTTTTAGAGCAGAAGTATTTAAAAAGTTTTTAAAGAAGGATGGAAATAATATGAAACCTTCTGAAGTAAAAGAACTTCTTATTGATAATGGTGCAGAGTACATAAGATCTTACAATGACTACAAAGGAAGACTATGGAAAATACCTAAGCCTAAACAAGAAAACATAAAAGAAAGAAATGTTAAATTTACACAACAGGCAGCTCCATTTGACCCAGATAGCCAATAAAACTTTTAAGATATTTGGTCCTCCAGGAACTGGAAAAACCACTAGACTTATAAAATTAATTGAAAAACATTTAAGATTAGGTATTCTTCCTCATGAAATGGTTTATGTTTCTTTTACTAACAAAGCAATTAACGAAGCAGTAACAAGAGTCCTTGCTAAGTTTACACAGTACAAAGAAGATGACTTTGGTAATTTTAGAACTATTCATTCTTTTTGTAAGAAACAATTTTCTACTCCTGTATTAGATCCTAGAGTAGATATGTTAAAGTTTCATACAGATTGGGGAACTATATCAGCTAATTTTTCTGAAGATGATGCAAACAGTAAAGTATTTAATAACTGGTCATTGAGAGTCTATGATAAATCTAGAAACATGTTAACGGATCCAATAGAAGTATATAAAGCGGAACCTATTAAAAAAGTAAGATTAAATCAATTTACAGATATTATTAGAAATTATATTAAATTTAAAAAAGATAATAAAATGGATTTTACAGACATGGTAGAAAAGTATGTAAAAGAAATAGATCCACCTAAATACAAAGTATTTATAGTTGATGAAGCTCAAGATCTAACTCCACTGCAATGGCAATTTGTAGATAAAGTTGCAGCTACATCACAGAGAGTTTATTTAGCTGGAGATGACGATCAAGCAATCTATGAATGGAACGGTGCTAAAGTTAGGTGTTTCTTAGACTTTCCAGGGAAGATATTTATATTAAATAAGTCCTATAGATTAAACGAAGTGATTCTTAATTTTTCTAAAGAAATACTTAAATTTATAAGCGAGAGACAAGAAAAAGATTTTACTCCTGTTAAAAAAGGTGAAGGTTACATTGAAACATATAACAGGTTTAATGAAATACCTTTTGAAAGTGTAGGAGGATCTTGGTTTGTTTTAGGCAGAGTAGGAGATAATGTAGAGGAACTAAAGGAATATGCTAGGCAAAAAGGTCTGTATTTTCAAGATATGAGAGGCAACAAGTCTTTTAATATGAATAAATGGAATGCTATTGAATATTGGTTTTCTTTAATTAATGGTGATTCTATTACAAAAGAACAAGTGGGAGTTCTATATGAGTTCATAAACGAGATTAAAAAAGGATGGAGAAAGATTGATAACAAGGCCTGGAGTGATATCCATCCAAACCAACCCCTTGATATAGAATTTTTAAAAAGTAATTGTGGGCTACAGGCCACCGGCAAAAATTGGTGGGAAGTATTAAATAGAAAATTTACGACAAGAGACTTGGATTATTTTGAAACTATGATAAAAAATAAGACACAGTTTAATGATAAAGCAAAAATAATCATAGACACAATACACTCCGTAAAAGGAGGAGAAGCAGATAACGTAGTACTATATGAAAAAACTAATTGGCCATCTAATTTCGCATCTAAAAATGGGAAGGACAAAATGGCCGAGGCGCGTGTTTGGTATACTGGTGTTACGAGGAGTAAGAAATCCCTTCATATCCTCTCTACTAATCATTCATATTTTTTTCCTTTGGGGCGTATTGCATCTTATTTCAGAAGGAAGGTTATAAATGAGTGATAAAGATATGTTTAAAGAAAGTTTTCCACAAGATAGACAAATAGGGGGATCCCACTATAAAAAATTTTTTATTCAACCCTACGAATTTATTTCAAAAAATAATCTTTCATTCTTTCAAGGATGTGTTGTGAAATATGTTTGTAGATATTTGTTTAAAGGAACTGCAATTCAAGATCTAGACAAGATAATTCATTATTGTGAATTAGAAAAATTAAAACTAAAGGATATGAAAGTTAAAAAATGACAACAGAACTTGTATTCAATCAGGCGGAGTCGGATTGGAAAGCACCCGAAAGTTATCCAGATCTATCTGACAGATCTATTATTGCAGTTGACTTAGAAACCAGAGATCCAAATATTAAAACTAAGGGCCCAGGGTGGGCAACTAAAGATGGTGAAGTAGTAGGTATAGCTGTAGCTGCAGATGGATACAAAGGTTACTTCCCAATAGGTCATGAAGCTGGTGGTAATATGGATAAAAACATTACACTTCGTTGGTACAAAGAATTAATGGAAAACAATGTAGATAAAGTTTGTCACAATGCTTCTTATGATATTGGTTGGACTAGATCACTTGGTATAAAACCAAAAGGTAAAATCATAGATACTATGATTGCAGGTGCATTAATTAATGAAGACAGATTTAGTTATTCATTAAATGCTTTGTCTTTTGATTATTTAGGTGAAGTTAAATCAGAAGCACAGTTAAAAGAGAAAGCAGAAGAATGGGGAATAGATGCTAAAGCAGATATGTGGAGATTACCTGCAGGTTATGTGGGTCCTTATGCAGAGCAAGATGCTGAACTAACTTTAAAACTTTGGAATAGATTTAAAATAGAAATACAACAACAAAATTTATCTAATATTTTTGATCTTGAAACTAACTTACAACCTATCTTAATTGAAATGCGAGAGCATGGTATTAGAGTGGATTTAAGTAAAGCAGATGATTTAAAAAAATCTTTTGTCAAAGAAGAAAATAAAAGACTACTAGAAATTAAAAAATTAACAGGACAAGACGTAGAAATATGGGCTGCAGCAAGTGTAGCTAAAGCTTTTGATACACTAAAAGTTCCTTATGAAAGAACTGCAAAAACTAAGGCCCCATCTTTTACTACTAACTGGTTACATAACTGTCCTCATCCAATAGCTAAATTAGTAAGAGAGACTAGAGAGATGAATAAGTTTCATTCTACTTTTATTGATTCTATTTTGAGATATGAACACAATGGAAGAATACATGCAGAAATAAACCAATTAAAATCAGATAGTGGAGGAACTGCTACAGGAAGACTTTCTATGTCTAATCCTAATCT